AAACGCTTGATGGTCTATATCTCTAAATTCTTGCCTACAATCCGGGTAAATAGCGTGGTCTCCAGCATGAATACCCATTGCTATATAAACATCAGTTTTATGTTTATTAGCGATACTTAACGCTACAGCTTGAATAATAGAACTAAAAATCTTATTACGATTAGGAACAACTGTTTCCTTCATATTCTCTTGTTTATAGTGACCTTCTGGTACTTCATCTCCACCTTCTACAAGAGTACTATTAAGCATAGGAGCTAAACCATCAAGTTTAATGACCCCATACTTTACATTTTGTCCATTTTTGTTCAAATAGTCTACTAAATCTTGAGCTCGTTCAAGTTCTACTCTATGTTTTTGACCATAGTCAAAAGACAGTGCTGTCACTTCATAGCCATTGGCGAGTAGATGAAGCAACAATGTGGAGCTGTCCATACCTCCACTTAGTGACAATACTGCTTGTTTTTTCATAAATTATTTATTTTTCTAAATGTTTCTACGTTATGTTCAATTTTTTGATATACTTGAAAATCAGTTTTGTCTCCAATTACATCATCAATTTTAGTTTTAGGTTTTTCTAATAAACCCCAATCATTATATAATATACCATCAAAAGCTGCCATAATAGGATTTGAAGTATCTATAGTTTTTATTTGTTCAATTCCTTTATAATATAAAAATTCTTGTGGTACAGAACAACCTAAAAGATGAATTTCGTCTGATCTATTTATAGCTTTTAGTTCTAACATTTTGCTAATTACTAATAAACGACCTAATGCCTTACCTATATCTCTATTAGGATGAGGACACATTTCAGTATGATAATAATCAGCTCCGTATGAAAAAGCTATTTTTTCATATCCTAACAATTTATAGGTATGATAACATTTAACAGCATCACTAAATGATTTGCCTTGAACTACAGCTACTTTTTTTACTCCATCAGGAAGTTCTATACGTGACCATTCTTTAGCATTACGCATGGATTTGATAGCATCTTCCCATACATCTGGGATGATAAATTCATTAGGTTTGAGTTTATTTACCCAATATATTAAGCGGTTAGTGTTATATGCTTCACCTAATTCATGGAGTGAATTATCCATTATAATATACCGTCCTTTTTGTTTTGCTTCCCTAAAATATTTTTCATAATCAGGATACAAATCTAAAAGGTGTGGGAGACAATAATCATAGTCATTAAACCAGTTACTAGCTTCTAAATAAGCTATAGGAACTTCATGTGATACTTTCATTAACTTTTATTTTTACGAGGACGCCCTCTACGAGGTTTTATAGTTTCAGGTATATTATATTTACGAAATTTTTGTTCACAATAAATATAAAAATCTTTTACCTCACCATCAAACTCTATTACATCTTTATCAAAATCTTCTTCAGTCATACGAAATGTCTTGACAAAATCTTTTTTTAATTGAGTGAGATTTTCATTTTCATATTTTTCATGATCTTCACGTAAGCGTCTACGACGTTGAAAATCCATTACACTTTCTTCACAAAAACGTTCATGATCACCAGGGTATTTTAACCTTTTTTGTTCTATTTCCCATTCACAATATTGAATCTGCCAAAAATAAGGGCTAAAATTATAGTCACCATTATTAATTTTATCTAACAAGAGTGAATCTTTATGGAGTGGTTTATTTTTAGCGGACCATCTTCTCCACCAAAGAAATTGATTGTATTTAAGTTTTTGAAGTTTAGATAAATTCTTTTCAATAACTTTAATAGGATGCATTTTCTTGTTAAGATAAGATAAGGCTTAGCAAAAGCCAAGCCTAAATCTTTTTAAATTATATGAAATTAAAACTTTTTAATTTTCAGGGTTAATATTTTTATGTTGGTCTATTTTATTTAGAATAGTTTTTAAAACATCATTAGATATTAAATCTAACATTGAGGCATTCTTTAAAATGCTAATTAACTGAAATACTATAAATGGTATAATGACAGTTTCGCTTAGCCATCCTGCTCCTATGTAAGCACTTTCTATACTTAGAATAGTGGTTAATAAAATAATCCAGAAAAATAAAGATTTAAGAACTTTTAGGGCTTTATAAGTTTTGAATCCTTCACGTTTGGTACCAGCCCAAATTCCAAAAAATCCATCTACAAATAAAATTCCTACTAACGCCATATATTGTTCAGCGTTATTAAGAGTTATATTCATAAAATATGAACAAATAAAAGAGAGAGTTGTGGATATTGACAAAGTAAGGATTGTAAGTAGGTTAGTTTTCATGTAAAATTTTAAATCCGTGATACAATATTTCAGTTTACAACCCTTCATTCCGGTCATACGTATTTAAGTTTTAGATAAAGTATCAGGTAAAAACTTAATAAATTGTAACCCTGTTATTTTTTTATTAGGATCACCTTTATCAGAACTCATCATAGTTTCTTTAAAGAAATCTATATCTATTTTAGGATCAGTTGATAAAAATTTTATAGTAATGAAATGTTCTTCTTTACCATCATTTCTGGCTTTATTTTTTTCATCAAACTTTTCTGATGTAATATTATTAACAATTGTTACTTTTCGAGTAGCTCTAATTTCATCAATAACATCAGTAATATTAACATCTGAATCTGTAACTAAATATGCTGTTATCCTATAAATAGGTAAAGCTTCCATAATTAAGTCTTTCAACTTAGCCATATTAATAAATATTGAAGGGGCTCATAGGAGCCCCTTCTTTTATTCAATTTTTTAAATTATTTATTTTTAGCTATAACAGACCAAATACCCCCAACTAATGTTAAAGCTGCTCCTGATAGTTCAGTAAAAGTAGCTTCATCGATAATTCCTCTGGTGATTAAAACACCACCGGCAAATGTTAGAGCATGTCTAATAATTCCTAAGATTTGTTCTTTTGTCATGATATAAAAATTTTTATGGTTTATTATAAATATATTACCCATCACAACTTACACATTCTACAGTACGAGATCCTAAATCTCCTTTAATAACACTATCAGTGCGTAAGTAATAAAGTGTTTTAATACCTAATTTCCAAGCTTCCATATGAACTTGATTTATCCATTTAGGTGAGTCTGTTGGATCAAAACTTAGATTAAGTGATTGTGTTTGATCAATATATTTTTGTCTAATAGCAGCTTGTCTAACTAATTCAAGTTGATTTACCTCACTAAAAGTTAAATATACTTCTTTTTCATCAGGTGATAATACTTCGTCTGGTAGGTTTTGAACAGATCCATTATCAACTAAAATTTGATCCCATACTCTATCTGTGTTTTGTCCTTTACTTTCTAAAAGAGTTTCTAATTCTTTATTTTTTACAATAAATGTTCCTTTAGCTCCATTAAAAGTATAGATGTTAGCTGGGATGGGTTCAATACCGGCTGAGCAATTTGAAATTCTTGAGTTAGATACAGTAGGAGCAATAGCAATCAAATGAGTATTTCTCATACCTGTTCCTTTACACCATACAGGTTCACCATATTCTACAGCTAATTGACGTGAAGTAGTTTCAGCTTTTTGTCTAATATCACTAAATATAGTATGTGTCCAAGCTGTAGAAGCAATTGAATTAAATGGTAAGTTTTTCTGTTGTAAAAATGTATGCCAGCCCATTACTCCTAAACCAAGTGCTCTACCTTTTTTAGCATGGCGATGAGTTCTAATAAGTGAATCTTTACCATTACTCTTATCAATAAACTCTTGCATTACACCATCAAGAAAACGAACAGCTGTTTCAATTACATCTGTATCTTTCCACTCATCATATTTGGCTAAGTTAAGTGAGCTTAAACAACAAATAAAACTATGTTCTTCATCAGTGTGGAGTGTGATCTCAGTACAAATATTAGTCATACTAACATCTAAATTATTCATAGCATAGGCTAACGGATTATTTTTGTTAACACTATCTTTAAACATAATATAAGGTTCACCTGTCTCAACTCGAGTTTTTAGTATTTCTAACCATAAAGACATAGTTTCACTATCTCTATCATTAAGACGCTTCATAAAAGCATCATCAATAACAACACATTGATGTAAATTAAGACATTGTCTATTTGGGTCGCCTTTTGGTCTACGAATTTGGAAAAATTCTTTAATATCAGGATGATTGATATCCAAGTTTACTGATGCTGCCCCTCTACGAACTGATCCTTGATTTGTAG